GCCAAAGGGAGATCGCCGAGGGCAATGCCTTACGCGCCGACCGCAACGCCATCGTGCGAGGCAACCTTGGCGCCGTCAACGTGTCGCGTATTGGGAGACAGTTCCAAGTATCGAGCGGCAAGATGAGGGCGAACATAGCAAAGGCTGGCGTCGAGATAAGCGGTAGTCCGCTGGCCGCGCTGGTCGCCGAAACCGTGACCGGCGCCGTCGCCGAAATGACCGAGGCATTCAAGACCGACCGCGAGGTCGAGGGATTTGAGTTCCAGGCGTATAATTTCCGCGCCAATGCAGCCGCCTACGAGGCGCAGGGCAAGAACGCCATGACCGCCGGCTTCCTGAATGCGGCCACGGCCATCGCCGGCGGTGCGTACATCGGATCGCAAGCTGGGTTGTTCAGTTCGCTTGGGGCAACGTCGGTGGCGCCTATTCCCGCCGCTGGGACCACATGGCAGACCGCAACGCCGGCAACCCCAGCCGGAACACCATTACTTTATTAGGGATGCGGCATGCCCAAATTTGAAATCACGCAACTTAGATCGCCGGCGGCGGGCCAGCCACTCGGCTATCAGAGCAACCTGCCCGATGTGGGTGGCGCCGCGATAGCAAATGCTATCGGGAATGCAGGAAACACATTGTTCAAGATCGCCGAGAAGGCCATCGCCGCCGAAACGGCCGAGAGCGTAAGCACGGCGGTGGGTCAGGCGACAACGGAACTCGCCGCACTGGGTGCCGCCAAAGACCTCAAGACAATGGGCATCACCGAGGCGGTGCCGGAATACCAGCGCCGCGCCAAGGAAGTATACGGCCGACTGTCCGGCGCACTTTCGCCAGGCGCCAGGAACGCATTTAACCGGCAATGGTCGCAGATGGCGGCGCAAGCCGGCGTCACCTTCACCGGCAATGTTATCAACCGGTCGATACAGGTGACCGACGGGCAGAATATTAAAAACCTCGATAAGCGCATCATCGCCGCTTCAAACGGGAAATTCACACTACGCGAATTGAGCGATGGCGTAGAGAGTGTCCTGCAATTGATGCATGCCGGCACCCTGTTGGCGCCGGTCGCCGAGAAGCGCATCATCGCGTTCCGCACCCGCTTCGCCAAACAGGCGATTGTAGGCGTGATCAATCGCAGCACCACCACCGACAGTTTGAATGGCATCAAGAACCTGTTGAAAGATGACGGCAAGGAACTAAAGGGAGACCTTTCCACGCATTGGAAGTCTCTCGATGCCGAGGACCGGCGCACCATATACTCCAAGGCGCTGACTGATCTGGGTCATTTGCAGACCGCCCAGAACAAGGCGCGCATCGCGAGCGATAAACTTGCCGCCGATAACCGGGACAAGAAAGGCACGATTGCCATTATAGATATACTGGCGGTCGATGCCGGCATTGCCACTGAAGAACAAAAGAACCGGTTTGCTCTGTATTCTCCGCACTGGATACAGTCCCAAATCCAGATTGGCGCAATTAAGCCGGCCCATGGTATCGCCATCCAGAAGTTGATGGATGGCATGGGTGACGCCCAGACAGACTTGCCGGCGGTCAACGCCCTGACGCAAAGCATCTACGCCATTGCCGACATGCCGCAACCCCAGCAGAAGGCGCAACTAGAGGTGGCGCGTTCCGAGATCACAAGAATGCTCGGCGGCAGGGACGAGCGCAGCCGCCTTGAGGTTGCTGATGTTACAAGGCTTAATGCGCTGATTACGAAGGTGGGCAAGGAGGGGTTCAAGGAATCGCCGCAATACAAGGCGCGGGCATCCCTGGAACATTCGCTGGGCGTTAGTACGGCGGCGCGGCCCCGGAGGTTGATAGGTGATCCCGACCCACAGCAGGTCATTCGTATCGAACGCGCCATGCGCGAGTACGATAGCCGGGTTGCAGATGGTGATGCTCCATGGGATGTCCACCAAGACTTACTGGAAAGGGCTGTCGATGGCATGCCAGACCAAAGCAGTTACCCATCGCTACGCTTTGGGCCACGCAAACTCATCATTGAATATACCAATGAAGACTTCGAAGAAGTAACGAGACGCGCCACCCTACATTTCAAGGATGGTCGCATCACGGACCGGGCGCGGCGTGATATAATGAAACAAATTGCCGAAATCAAAATGATCAGGCTTCGACTTAAATTGATAAAACCAGCCCAGGATGTTGGCGCCGCCGCCAAAAAGCAAGCTTTCGAAGATGCCAAGAAAGGTCGTAAATAACATGGATGTAGCAGACCTGTACTTGGAAACCCGCCGCCACGCCAACGCTGTCAACACCGACGAGTGGATCGCCCTTGAAGATGCCGGCATGGACCCCGGCGATGTCCTGTTCGATACTCCGGTCTACGACAAAATTGAAAAGCGTATCGTCGGCAACCGGCTACAGCATGTCGGCATCGGCAACGATGACGCCGAGGGCGAGGCGATCCTTATGGAAGGGGATGCGCCGGCGGATACCGTTCCCGCGCCTACAGATGCCGTACATACATCTACCATCGACCCACAAACCGGTAAGCCAGTAGTCTCGCTACCTATACCTATGGGGGCTGGTGCCGAGGCCGATGCGGAAATAGAACAGCCGGGTATAATTTCTGAATTTGGTGACTTCGCGAATACCGTTTTCACCACCATCGGCGACCTACCTGATGCGCTAATCAGGGGTTTTTTCAAGGGTGGCGCTGAAGCGGTACATGCTTTCGGGTTGCTTGATGATGACCAGATCGCCAAGGTCAGAGAAGCTGCCAAGTTCTCCAGAGGTCTTGTTGAGAAAGAGGGCGTTAATCCTATCGTTTCCGGTCTTGTTGAGGACATCTCCGCTATCGCTGCGCCAGCGATACCTATCTTTAGGGGTCTGCAAGCCGTGGGGTTGGCGAGGGGGGCAGCAATTATCATCGCCGAGGGACTGGGCGATGCTCTAGGCACTAATCCTGACGATCCGGCTTTAGCAAATATGCTGCAAGATATGATTGGCGAAGATGGTGAAGGGGTATTAACCGAAACCTTGAAGATACTGGCAACTGACCCTAACGATCCAGAGATCATAAACCGGGCGAGAAGGTTTGCTGAAGGCGCCGGTATCGGACTCGCATTTGAGGGCATCATCAAGGCGATACAGAAATCGCCGGGAACCATCGCAGCCATGAAGCAACGCTGGGCCGAGGGGAGGTCGCCTATCCCGGTCGGCGGATCGATTGAGGATGTTAGCGGCGGGCCGGTACTGCCGCCGCCTCAAAAGCTGGCGGCTGGTGGGGTGACGCCGACGCCGGGGCCGCTCCCTAGCCCGCGTAGAGTTGGTACAACAGGTCAATATATCGGTGCGCCAGGTGGAGTGGATACTCCCCAGAAATTATCTGGGTTGCGGCGGAAGATTGCGGCTCTTGCCAGGGAAGGTGAACCAGGGCGGTTTTGGTATGAGCGCAGTGGTCGGCAATTATTGGAAGCGGTCGGCGGTGACATAGATGAGGCCGATAAATTAATCCAGGCAATTGCCGTAACGTCACCAGGGACAAGAGTGAAAGGTAATTTTAATTTCGCGCTTCAAGCCTATTCGCAATGGAAGGCCGGTAAGCCGATTAAAACAGGCCGATTCCCAACGTCAATGAGCAAGAAGTTGGAAGAAATTTTCGCCGGCAAAGATTGGGCCGGTAGGAAAACTGACGATTTCTACAACAATTTAATGATTCATATAGCCCCGGAGAGGGCTGGACCTGTGACCGGTGATATCTGGATGTTAAGAGCATTTGGTTTTACTAAAGCCAACGAGATGCCTTCTCCCCAACAGTATGCATTTATGACCAGGGAAACCCAAAAGATTGCCAAGCAGCTTGGTTGGGAACCGCACCAAGTCCAGGCTTCTATTTGGGTAAATATGAAAGCAAGATCAGAAAACCCCGACGTTAAAGCGATTACGGAAAAAACATCAGAAGCGGCGGGTTGGATTACTTATAAGACAAACAAGAAAGGCAAAAAAGAACGGGTGATTCTTGACAAAGAAAAACATATGGGCAATTGGCTTAAACATTCTATGAAATATACGCCAACGGCGGAAGACATTGGCAGAGCGAAATTTGATTACGCTGATTCTTTGCGAGAAAATTTAGCCCAGGTTTCATGGGAAAGCATCCCAGGCCGTACCGGCAATCACATGCCAGAGATGTTCAATGCTCCGTATGAACAGCAAGCGGAATACCATGTAGCAATTTCCAAGGCGTTTCTGGATGACGGTGGCGGCGATATAGCAGCCAAAAAACTGGGTATTTTAACCCCTGGTGATTTTGAGGCTCCGGGGTATTTTGGAGGTAAGGTAAGTCCTGGCACTCAAACAGAGGTAGTCGCGCCTCCAAGGTTTAAGGGTTCGCCTACAAAACAACTGGAGCCAGCCTCCGTTGATCTTATTCGGGCCTATGTCGCTGTCCGTGGCATTCTGATGAAACAAGACGGCATGGGGTGGCATCGTCCTTTTTTTAATGCAAAGGTTGCCGAGAGCAACGGCATTGAAGTACGCATTGGCCGTAGTTTCAGCGAAGATGAAACAGCAAGGTTGGCTGACTTGATTGCGGAGGTTGCCGAGCATCGGGAGTATGTGCCGATAAGTTCCAGGGGGGGCGTCAGACTTATCAACTTTGATTATCTGGGTGTGGACAATGAAGCGTTTCACGGTATAATAAGTCGTGCGCTTGAGCGCATGGAATTTGATGACGGGGCCGATGCTGTGGCAAAACGATTTGCCTCACAAAATGGCTACGAAATGAACGATTGGGGAGCAAGTAAAAATGGCGAAGGTTACTTGGAGTCAAGCCTCAAAGGACGATCCGATATTCAACGGAAGGTTCGTGATATCGTCACCGAAATCCAACCAAGGATCGATGATGTCGAAACCGACTTCGCAGAACGATACGGCTGGACAAGAAATGATGGACTCAACAGCGGATACAGAAGCCAGCCAGGGCCCAGCAAAGCAACTCGGAAAACCCGCGAGGAAATAGAAAACCAGGGTGGGGCTTTGAACACCAATGTCGGCGATAAGGTCGGCCGAATCCTAGACGAGCATGGCATTAAATGGGAACACCATGAAAATGGTGGCATCACTGCTATTGAAGAGTGGACTTCCAAAACTGGCAAGCCAGGAAGTAGCAAAAAATACTTTGGGCCAAACACCAAACTTGGAACCATTCGGAATTGGTTAGGATACTAAATGGCACTTGACCCAACCGCCTTAAACCCAGAGCAAACCCCGGCTGAATTATCACCGGGGTTTTTTGATGGCGCCGGTGACGATGTCCTCATCGGTAGCACCGGCGTCGATACCGTGTCCGATGCGCCTGACGGCGCCACCATTCCGCCGGAAGGCACCGAGGTCGCACTTGGGCTTGGCAATATAATCAAGGCTGTCGGCGAGGCCGCGAAGAAGGTGAAGGGAGCCGAAAAGAAAGGCGAGACTTTTAGGCGAACGGGCCGGCCGGAAGATGAACCCGTACCCGATTTGAAAGGCGGCGAAGAGCCAACCGGCGTGGCGCCGGATGCAGACCAGATGCCGGGACCGGAGACTTCAGCATCCGATGCAGAGGAATATTTCCGCAAGCAAGATGGGCGGCCACCGCAAGAGGTTCCGAAAGGACGGGTCGAGATACAGGTCAGCGGCCCCAAGATTACCGAGGTCATGGAGGAATACAAGCGGTTCACCACCGATACACCATTTTCTGCCCTGGATGATTTCAACGCCGCGAATCTGGATACAGATCAGGATGTGATGGCAGTCATTGCCGCGCATTCCAAGGTCTACGCCAAGGAAATGACAGACGCCACCGGCGGCGTGATACAGCACAAGGTCTCCCGCCACATGGCCGACCTGATCGGTGCCTCAAAGGGCCGATTGATGCAGAAACTTCTCGGTGGCGAAATTCTTCACGGCAAACAGCCGGGTGAAATAGCCGCCAACATGCTTGCCGCCCGTGACCTGCTGGTCTGGTCGGCGCAGAAGGTCGATGAACTGGCGAAGCTTGTTCACACCGGCAATGCCGATGATCTGATAAAGGTCGGCTTCGACACGGTTGAGGAAGCGGCGGTTGCCATGAACCGACAGGCGGCGCTCCATGTCGCCATCCAGGCCAAGGTCAAGGGCGCCAAGACCGAGATCGCCAGGACGCAATCAGCGCAGAGAATTGCCGCCCGTGGTGATCCTTTACGCGACCAGAATATTGCCGCCATGTTGGAGGGCGGCGGTGGCTTGGCCTTCGCCAAGAAAAAGGCAGCGATGCTTTTATCATATGAAGACCCCGTACAAAGAGCAAACTTTTTACGCCGGTCGAAGACCGCCAAGACCTTCGATGCACTTTACGAAGCGTGGGTCAACGGTCTGTTGTCGAACCCCGTCACACATATGGTTAACCTACTCGGCAATTTCTTCCACATGACCGGACAGATTGTGGTGCGCGGCACCGCTGCCGCATTTGCCAGAGCGCGTCGAGCCAGGACCGGGGAGAACAACGGTGTTCAGAGTGGCGAAGGCACGGCGATGACATTCGCCATTTGGATGGCAATGCGGGATGCAAGTAAAATGGCCGGCAAGGTCTTCAAAGACCCGTCCGGTGAGATCATGGCGAAGGTTGAGCCGGGTGTAAAACTTCGGCAAAACTCATTCTCGGCGGAAGGCTTTGAGGCCAGCGGCATAGCCGGCAAGGCGTTTGACCTCGGCGGAACCCTGCTGACGATGGGGCGGGTAGGGACCAGGGGGCTTGCCGCCGGCGATGTGTTCTTCAAGGTGCTTTCACAGCGGATGGAAATATATGCGCGGGCTTATCGGGAGACTGCGCTGGAATTTGGCGACACTGCCGCCAGCCGGATGGATGAGTTCTCCGAGGCGCTGGCCGACCGCATGGCGAACCCGACAGCAGCGACACAAGAGGCGGCGTTCGACTTCGGCCGCTATGTTACCTTCACCGGTCAATTGGGTTCATTCGGCTCGGCCGCACAAACCATCGCAGCGAACGGATTCATCCGCTGGTTCGTTCCTTTTTTGAGGACGCCCGCGAACATTATTAAGACTTCCTGGGAATACACGCCCATGCACATGGCGACCGAGAGGTACAGGACTGCCATCGCCCAAGGCGGCGAGGCGGCTGACCTGGCGAAGGCGCGGGTTGCGCTCGGGACAGCGACCATGGTTAGCGTGGCCGGGTTGGCGAGGGCCGGCTTCATTACCGGCGGTGGCCCGTCCGACGCCGTCCTCCGCGAAAATTTGACGCGGCAGGGGTGGCAACCGTACAGCATCAAGATCGGCGACAGATATTATTCGTACAAGCGGATTGAGCCGTTCGCTACGGTCATTGGCATTGCCGCCGACCTCACCGCGATTGCGGGTCAGGTATACGACACCGGCAAGTATGACAAGATCGTCACGTCCCTTGCCGTGGCGCTGGCGAAGAACGTCACCAGCAAGACCTATATGGAAGGCTTTAGCAAATTGATCGACGTGATCCAGAACCCGGAACGCTACGGGCAAGCTGCCATTGAGAATTTCATGCGGACTATAATGCCGCGGATTGGCGCCAACATCGAGAGGCAATTCGACCCAGAACTTAGATACACGCGGGGTTTGCTTGATGCTCTGATACAAGATGTTCCCGGTTTCTCTTCTATTCTGCAACCGGATGTTGATCTGTGGGGCCGGCACGTTGTCTATGAAACCGGGCCCTACGGCACCGGCATGATCAATCCTTTTTATACGTCTACCGAGAAACCCAACCCGGTGGACGCCGAAATGGACCGCTTACAATTTGGAATGGATGTTCCCGGCGAAGTGATACCCACCGTACAGACCGACGTAAAATTACAGGCGAAAGAACTTTATGACTACCGGGTCAAGGCCGGCCAATTCAGCTTGGCCCGTGCCAAGGCCGAATTGCTGACCGAGGAATACAGAACGAGCAAGTCCGACGAACACAAGAAGATACTACTTCACCAAGCCATCATGGATGGTCGCAAGGACGCCCAGGATTGGCTGCTGGACGAAGGATGGAGAAAACGCCGCCGCCGCCACCAGCGATATCTTTTTAAATACTCGTCAGAAATCATGGGAAAGCCCAGTGAACATGCGGATACGATAACCAAAATGATCAACATGATTCTTGATGACCGTGAACAGAGGTTAGAACAATGACCGTAACAGCAACCACCACCACATCCAGCGTCACCGGCGACGGTTCCGCGACCGAGTTCGCGACCGGCTTCGCGTTCCAGGGTACAGGTTCTACATCGGAACTGGTCGTGGTCGAGCGCGTCATCGCAACAGGTGCCGAGACAACCAAAAGTTATACCAGTCACTACACCGTGACCGGCGGCGACGGCTCGACCGGCACGGTCATTGCCGTGACGGCGCCGGCGTCCACGGTCGAGTGGCACATCCGGCGGAATACCACCCAAACACAAACCACCGACTATGTCGAGAATGACCCCTTCCCGGCCAACACTCATGAGACGGCGTTAGATCGGGCGATAATGATCCTGCAAGAGCATGAAACCGACATTGCCCTGACGTTCGCATTTCCCGACACCTACACGGGTGGTGCCTCGACGGCTATGCCGGAACCGGCCGCGTCGAAACTGCTGGCCTGGAACAGTTCAGCCAACGCCTTGGAAAATATTACCGTTGCCAGCATCGGCGCCATAGCGGCATCAGATGCCACGCCGATTATCGAAGGCACCGGCGCTGCCGGCACGGCGACCACATACGCCCGCGGCGACCACGTTCACCCATCTGGTGCCACTTCCGTTGTGGCGGACACGACCCCGCAACTCGGCGGACAGCTTGACGTGAACGGACAGGCAATCGGTGACGGCACCCGCGAATTGCTGACGTTCACGGAAGATGGCAGTGCGGTCAATCATTGGAATATCGAGAACCAAGCAAGCGGGGGGGGGCCAATACTGCGACCGGCAGGGGATGATGCCGCTATCGATGCCGTGATCGAGTCCAAAGGCACCGGCCTGATCCAGCTAAAGGATTTGGTTCGCTTCAACGTCGGCGCCGATGTCGCCAGCGCAACGTCATTGCCATTGGTTAAAGATGGGACATTCGTCGATGTAACTGGCACCACGACCGTGACCTCGCTGGCCTCGACCGGCATCGGTTCGATGATTGTGGTGCAGTTCGACGCCGCATTAATTTTGACACATCATAGCACCGACCTAATTCTGCCCGGCGCTGCGAATATCACGACAGCCGCTGGTGATGTTGCCGTATTTTATGAATATGCCAGTGGCGATTATCGCTGCATATCGTACCAAGTTGCGGCCAGCGCGCCCGGTGGCGGTGGCGCCTGGACGGTGATTGAGGAGCAAACCGCTTCTGCATCCGCCAATCTTAATTTCGACTTGGATAATACCACTTATAAGAATTTCCGGTTCTGGGGAGCGAATTTACTACCTGCGACGGATGCCGTTTCACTGGAGATGACCTACTCAGTTGACGGTGGTTCCGCTTGGCTGAGTGGCGGGTATTATTGGGGTGCGCAGGGGCTTGTTGTCGGCGTCGCCGCCGATACTCATGGAGAAAATAACGCGGATACCTTCATCTTGACAGGGCGGTCTGCCGCCACCTGGGGCAACGCCGCCACCGAGGGAGGCAATTTCGTCATTAACATTATTCGTCCTGTTAACACTGACAATGTGGGTTGGACCGGCAACGGAATGTTTCTCTCCGCTAGCACTCAAGCCTCTCATTGGGTTGGCGCAGGGCATAACGTCACCGGCGGGAACGATATCGACAATATCAAATTTGCATTTTCCTCAGGCAACATCGCCAGTGGTAAAATTTTGTTGGAAGGGCAAGCGATATGACGCGAGAAGAAAAGCTACTGGCCATCGCCGCCGAAGGGCGCGAGGTTGTCGATATGGATAACGTCGATGCCAACCGCCGCCATTCGCCGCGCCACGGGATCATGTGCTATATGCTCCCCGCTGAGAACGCTGTTAGAGACGCCGAGGAAGCCACTGCCGAGGCTGATATGGCTGATTATATCGCCAACCACAAATATAAAGATGATCGTCGCGCTGAATATCCTGATCTGGGCGACTTTGCCGACGCCGTTTATTGGGCGCAGAAGGGCGACGATAGCAAGATGGTGGACTGGATTGCTTGTTGCGATGCAGTCAAGGTTAATAACCCCAAGTTGTAGCCTACAGTATGTTGGAACAATTGCTTCAAGACTGGCGCTTTTTGCTGGCGGTCGCCGCCGCCGCCGTCGCCATCGGTGAGGGCCGCTATAAGCTAAGTCGCCATGAGAGGGCGATTGATTCGCTGCTGGCTGATAAGCTTGCCGCCGCCACCATCGCTGCCGAGATCAAAGGCATGGCCCAGGATTTGCGCGAACTGAAATCCGGCATTCAAGCGTTTAGCCTGAAGTATGACAATGGCACGGCGCGTCTGTGGGCCCAGCTTGAAGAATTAAGCATCGATACGAAAGAGAGGCTTGCCAAGATCGAGGGCCAGATCGGTTAGATGGCTCGAATTTTCACGTCCGATCATGTAGATGTGGTGACGGCGAAGCATTTGTATGAGACGATGACGATGGATGCCATCGCCGAAAAGATGGGCATGAACAGATCAAAAGTTCAGCGCCTATTGCGGGTGCCTGATGCGGCGCCAACCACCCCTACCCTGCCGATATTTCCAGACGAAGATATCGAGGCCGAGGAAATCCTCGACCACATGGAGCATCGGTTTGAGAAGCGGCTGGAACATGATGCCGCGCTCAAATGGTTCAGCATCAGGATGCCGACCAACGAGCCGATGGGTCTCACCTTTGTTGGTGACCCGCACATCGGCGACACGGGTTGCAACATCAAACTGCTGCGCGAGGATTGCCAGACCATGGCGCTCACGCCGGGGATGCATGCCGTAAATTTGGGCGACACGACCAACGGGTGGGGCGGGTATCTCATAAGACTTTACGCGGAGATGGACAGCTCACGCGAGACAGAGCATCGCCTGGCTCGGTGGTTCCTACAAGAGAGTGGTGTGCCTTGGCTGATCTGGTTGATGGGCAACCACGATCTGATGGATGGCGAGTTCGCTGCGTACATCAAGACACTGAACGCCCACCAGATACCTATGTTGGATTGGCGGGCGCAATTTAAGCTGGTGTTCCCCAACGGCAAAGAAGCGCGTATCGACGCGGCGCACAACCACAAAGGCACCAGCATATACAACAAGCTACACGGTCAGAAACGTGCGGCGCTTTGGGAAGAAAACGCCGATGTATATGTCGCCGGCCACCATCACAACTGTGCCATCACCCAGGAAGAACTTGATGATGGGCGCTGGGTAACCATGATGCGGGCGCGTGGCTACAAGTGGATCGATGCGTGGGCGGCAATCCACCAGTTTCGCGACAATCGGCACGGCGCATCCGTCATGCTGGTCATCGATCCCAAGGCCGAAAGCGCAACCGAATTTATCCACCCATTCGCCGACATCAAGACCGGCGCCAGGTATCTAACATATCTTAGGAGTAAATGAATTGTTGACACTTCTCGGATCACTGCTGGGTTTTGGAACATCGTTCCTGCCCAAGGTCATGGATTATTTTCAAGATAAATCTGATAAAATCCATGAGCTTCAGATTATGCGGGCGCAAGCCGAGATCGAACTGGACAAGACCGCCATCGAAGCCAACATCCGCGAGATCGAGGCGGTTCATAAAGAGCATGCCAGCGTGGTACGCAAGGCATCTCAGTTCTTCATAAACCTCAGTTCCTCAGTGAGGCCGATAGTCACTTACTTGTTCGTCATAGAGTGGTGCATCATCACATACGCCATCGCGTTCCTGTTGATACGCCAGGACGGCGTCACCATCGACGCCCTGCGCCAGATACTCGATGAGGATTTCATGGCAATTTTCGCCGCCATAATTTCGTTCTGGTTTGGCGACCGTAGGTTCGGTCGAAATGCAAACAAATGATGCTGGACTTCACATCATCAAAATATGCGAAGGTTTCCGCCGCCGACCGTATTTGGATGTGGGCGGCGTTGTTACTGTGGGCCATGGCACTACCCGTGGCTGGGATAATCGACCTCTCACGATGGACCTGGCGCCGATTACGCGGGCCGATGCAGAGGCTTTTCTCAAACGCGATGTCGTGGCTACGGAAGGGTTTGTCTCGCGTCTGGTCAAAGTGGATTTGAACGCGAACGAGTTCAGCAGTCTGGTCTCTTTTACCTACAATGTCGGCGCCGGGAACCTGCAAAGATCAAAACTCCGCATGGCTCTGAACCGTGGACACAGGCTCGATGCGGCCGATGAATTTCAATGGTGGCGCCGCGCCGCTGGGCGTATTTACCGCGGGCTTGTTCGTCGCCGATCCATGGAGCGGGAGTTGTTTCTGGATGAAAATTTTTAGCAGTTGACCGATGCCGCGGATATTCCATGCTGCAATGTTCACGGCAATTTTGGGTGCATGCGTGGCCAACGTCACGTCGGTGCCGGTGGCGGTGCCAGTGCCGGTGGAGGTGTGTGCCACGTCTACCATGGCAACGGTGCGCGCAGAAGCGCGTAAGCAGACGGGCGTCGATCCGACGATATTGACCGGCGATGATGCAGAGGTATTTATCGCGGCCTTCAACAAGTCACCGCCGTTGTCCACGGTTGTCGCCGACGAAATCGTTCTGGTTGCGGCTGGCCCAGGAACCGCGTTCATCATGATGGGGTTGCGTGGGTGTCTGGTCCAAACCGCGAGGTCATTGTGGTACTACATTTCCCAGTGGCGAGGCGGTAAAATTCCCGGTATCGATAGCTAAGAAAAACGCCCGGTATTGAAACCGGGCGCTGGAATTTACAAAGACACTAGCATGATCAATATGGCGATGATGCCGATGACGATATCCATTTTGCTTTCCCTTTCATTGCACCAGTTCCTTTAGCCTATTGAACCGTTCCGATACCAGCGGCGCGTGGTACTCTGAGTTGTCGGCGTGATGTGGATGGCGTTGGCGAAACACTTGCCAGGCATCGTGGGCCTGAAAATATATCTTCGCCGCCGCGGCGATCTGGCGCAGCTTTGGCACCTCTGTGTCAACATCTGCGACGATGGCGATGGTCCTGGCTCGGTGAGGCAACCGCGTAATATAGCCGCGCATTTCCAATGCGGTTACCAGCCGAGAGGCGCCACTCTTCGACGCCAACCCCATACCATTGAGAATATCCTCATAGCTTGGCGCGTTGCCATTGGCATCGATGTATCCATCGATAAACTCCAGGCACCGCCGCTGCTGCTTGGTCAGGCCCGCCCTCATTCCCCTGCCTCCTTCGCCTTGGCACTCAATTCTCCCGCCTCCTTCGCCTTCGCCGACAGCATGCGGATCAGCCGCCTGTAGTCCTTGGCAAGCTGTTCCGCCATCGCTGGAGCCTCATCCTTAATACGGGCGATGGTGTCGTTGTTTTTCTTTTTGAACGCGGCGATATCGTGCCGGCGAACAGTGAAAATGCATTCGCCATCGTCGGCGATGCGATTGACCACGTCGGTGAACGTGGCGATCCACTCGGATACGGACCCACAGGCGTCGATCTCGCCGTCATTGGGCATAACCAACTCCCACGCCGGGGCATCGGGGTCCATTTCCTCGACAGGCGTCTCAGAGGACGCCTCAAGCGTTTGCGTATCTTCCGGCACCCCAGGGCCATCGGCCACCTCTGAAGCCTCTGTGGCCTCAACCTCGCTGGCCTTTTTTCCCGGTTTCGGCGCCGCAATGGCGTCGAGCGGGTTCACCGGCGGCGTGACATCCTTGATCGGATAGTCTTCTGCCTCATCTACACTGATGACGCCTTTGAGGGCGTCGGGGAACGCATCGCGCACCGCAAATCCCCTCGCCCGCATCGCCAGCATCCTTTTTGGATACTGCTTCCAGGGACCGCCCTTCCCCCACAGGTTGGCGCGTTTGGCATCACCGACAGAAAATGTCCGCGTGGTGACAACGTCTCGGTTTTTTACCACCCGCACAATCGTGCAAGTAGCCTCTTCCCCTTCGATGTTTTCTTGATGCCCGCCATATTCTGGGTGGCTGGTCACCAGCGCCATCATGGCATCGCCATATATGGCCGGCTTTCCATTGATGACGGCAATTCCCTGCAAGGCTTGCATCGGCGGCAAACCTATTTCGCTGCCCCATTGGATGGCGACAAGGATATCGCCGGGCTTTCCCTTAAAGTTTGCCGGCACCATCGATGACGACGCCAGTGTCTCGCTGAACTTGACGGCGCCTTCGAACGTGGTCGGCGTCAGCATGCCGGTGGTTGCTGGGATACCCATCACGCCACCTCCTTCACGGTTACCGTCTTGGAACGGACAGTCTTCGCCGCCTTGGCCGGCGTGGTCTTTTCCGGCTGCGCCTTCATGTTTCGCATCCCCCACTTGATCTCGTAGGCGCCGCACTTGGCGAGGCCGTGGTTGCCCATATAACTCTGGATCGCGAGGTTTGCGTCACCTATCACCTGTTCACACGTTTTGATCGCTTCCTTAGAAGTTACTATGGCCTTGGCGAAGGTCGCGCATTCTGCTTCAAGGATGATCGGCACCTCCTCATCTGCTTCCGGGTACAGCAGTAGCGCATCGCCGGGGTGGGCCCGTTCCAGATCGTACCATTCGCCCGTCGTGAGGCGCTGGTCGAAATCCAGCACCGCTTCCGAGATGGCGGCGACGGTGCCAGGGTGCGGCGCGAACAGGAATATCCGCATTTCGATGCCTTGATACAGGACGCATACCGCGGCCCACTTGAATCCAGAACACATCATCTGACCCTGCGCCTGGATCGGGCCGCGATGCAGCGCCGGCACGTCTTCCGGCCGCACCGAGGTGACCTTGTTTTCGATGCAACCGCAGCCGTCCAGGGTAATGATGTCGGCGCCGACCACATAGATGCCGGCGTCGGGATCGGTGACGAACGTCACCGGTTTCTCGAACTCACCGACAGCGTCGAGCGATGCCTGGAGGGGGAGTTCCGGGTGGATGTACGGCTCGGTGATCTCGGTCACCAGCCGGTCCACGCCGAGGCGTTCGCCGGCGATCTTGATGCAGACCGGCTCTAGTGTATTCCCCCAGCCTGTTGCCTCGTTGCCGGCCCAAGGTTCAAGGGTGCCGGCGATGGCATCCCTCGAATATTGAAGTTCCTCATTGCGGCTACTGTAGGGCGAATGCCCCAATAGAGCGGGCAGTCGTGAAACACTCATCTGTTTATCGTCCGTTACTTTTCCAACCATTTCATGGCTCCTGTTGTGTATGTTTTAGGGTTGTTGTCAGCGGGCTTGACAGCCCAATATTGCTCAACCGGCATGACACCAGACGATGGCTTTACCGTTACTTTTCCAACCATCGGCATGACACCAGACGATGGCTTTGCGGCCCGACGAATTGGGCCGGCGGGCGCCAGTGTCCTTTATCATTCCAAGTTTGTTGAGTTCCGTGACACGGGGGCGAATGGTGAGGATGCTTTCCCCCAGCCGGTCGGCGATTTCGTCCGCGGTAAAGCCACCACGCGACAGCACCGTCAGGCACTTTTCGCGCAGCGTGCTGACCCGCGGCCGCACTTGTTCAGCGGCGTCGATTGATGTATCAACGGTCGCCACTCCCGGTCCTGCCGGGTATCGGTCAAAGAGGTCCATGATCAGACCTCAAAAACCGATAGCAGCACCAGCGCCGCCGTCAAGGCGATAAAAATCAACGCTGCTGCTAGGATTGAACCCCAGACCCAATTCACAAATTGTATGATTGGCTCCGTTCTATCCTCACTATAAATTATGCGACAACATCTCATGCTTCCACTCCTTCCAGTTAGGTTGAATGTGGCCCTTCACCACTTGTCTAGCCGGCTGTCGGTTTCTCCCGCCAGCCACTTCATATCGCCGTCCGCGTAAGATTTAAGCACCTGATTGGCGCCATATACGGTAACGCGGGCGTCGAACATTTTGTTCACGTTGGTCTGCCTCTTCCGGCCGGCGATCTCGTCCAATACTTGCGCCAGTTCCATCAGGACATTGGCGGCATTTCTAACATGATCGGTGTGTAATAGCGGTATCGCCAGCCGTGCGCCAGATGTTCCCATCAGTCGCAGGGCGCGGAGTTGTTCCTGTTGCGAATTAAGCAAGAACCGATTTTCTTTTTTGGGCATTCCCTATTCTCCGTTTTTATATGGTGGCGCTCGTTTGCGCGGCGCCGCCCTCATATGCCGTTTGGAACATTATCAGAACATACGGCCCGTGTAAATGCCGCAATGCACTGTTTTGGTTGTTCCCTAATCATTCCTGTCACCCCTACCCCTTCCGGTCTAAAATTGACTTGACCTGTTGCGGGTGCCAGTTGGCGCGGCCGGTCGAGGTCTTGATGCCGCGGGCCTTGAGGGCGGTGGCGATCTCGCGCAGGGTTTTCAAGCCAGCCGCTTGAATCTGTTCGATGATGGGCAAGGTATTTTCAGCGAACTGCTGGGCGATAGCCGATTGCGTGGCGCGTCCATTGTGTCCCATATTGCGCAGCACGGCGCTGTCCTGCTGCCCGAGGCGGTCGATTTTCTTGCCGGCCTTGGTGACGCCCTTTTTCTTGAGCGCCGCCAGCGCCGCCTTGGTGCGCTCGGAAATTTGATCCCTCTCATATTCGGCCATCGCCGCCAGGATGTGCAGGGTCAGCCGGTTGGCATGCGGGTTGTCGGCTGCGACGAAGTCCACCTTGCTATCCATCATGTTGGTGATGAAGGCGAGGTTGCGTGAGAGCCGGTCCAGCTTGGCGACCACCAGCGTTGCCTTGGTCTTCTTGCAAAGCTCTATGGCGGCGTCGAGTTGCGGCCGGTCATTCTTCTTGCCGCTCTCGGTTTCAACGAACTCGCCGACCAGCTTCCAGTCGCCGCCGTTGAGGAACCGCTGCACGGTCTCCCGTTGGGCGTCGATGCCGAGGCCGGTGGCGCCCTGCCGCAAGGTGCTGACACGGTAATAGGCAACGTACTTGCCTGTGTGTTCGATGCCGCTGGCGTACTGTTCTGACATTAGGCTTCTCCGTTTATTTGTGCAGTTGCGAGGGGATCGCCGGCCTTGGCATAAGCGTACTGCATGAGGCCGATGTATTCATATTGCCAGACCTTCGACCATTCGCCCTTGTTGGTTACATACTGAACTTTGTATTTGGGGCGGAACTCGCCGGAATAATCACTGTATTCCGAGAAAATACTCACTATGCGCCCGACGCCATTGGACGCATGCACGATATCGCCCTCTCTGAAATATCCGTTTTTGAAGTAGGTGGACGGGCCGGGCTGATTGTCATAATCATTTCGCCAAGCCATTTCCAGTTTCCACCAATCAGGGTCATCGCCCCAAGGCTTGGGTGTGATATCGCCAACGGGGCCGAGTAGTTCTGGGGTTCTGATTATTCTCGTCATTGCTTTTCTCCGTTCTGTTTACCTACCCCGAAAGCCCCCGCTAATTTAATAGCCGGGGGCTGGGGGCATATAATTATGATGCTTGGTAACGATATTCGCCGGTTGAAACACGTTTTCCCCCTTGGAGTGCCTTGGTAATTTCCCAAGCCCGTAACACGACCAAGTGCTGACTAGCGATATGAGTTGCCAGTTCATCTGTAAGCGGCAAAGTGTCCAAGACTTGCCCTTTTAGTTCTTTATATTGGGGATGTTGTCTGCCGGCGGTTTTGATAATTGCCATCTGTTTTCTCCGTTGTTTCTGCTTTAGTGACCGGTTCGTTCCCGGTTGACGGTGTATATATAGCCGATGTATATCTTGCATGTCAACATGGCAGAGCAAGTTTTTTGAAAAAAAATACCACATTGAATAAAACCCCATATTTTCTGCGCCTTGAGCCGTCGTTAATTGAAGGCGCGCAGATGATTTCAAAGCGTGAAGGCGTGACGGTGACCAGCATTGTCGAGGATGCGTTGACGGCGCACCTCAAGCATCGGGTCAAGGCGGTCATCAATCTGCCGCGGGATTGGCGGGGCGAAGAATGAAACGCCATCCCCTCGCCGATTTCACCATCGACGGCCCGCCCGTTGCCAAGGGCCGGCCACGCTTTAGCCGCGGCCGCACCTACACGCCGGCGAAGACCGCCGCCGCCGAGGAACGCATCCGAAATTTGGTGGCGCTGGAGTTCCACCAAGACCCGACCACCAAGCCAATCAACATCATGCTGTCTTTCGGGATGGAAATTCCAAAGTCGTGGACGAAGGCAAAGAAAGAGGACGCCCGTCAGGGATGGTTGCCGCACGTCTCGACCCCGGATTTAGATAATCTTGTCAAATTGGTCACCGACGCGCTGAACGGCGTGGTCTACAAAGATGATGCCCAGATCGTGCGCCTCGACGCGGCCAAGCTGTACCTGCCGGTGCCGGCGACAATCATAACGGTCTTTCCATATGACTAGTGTCAAAGGTGTCAAATACGACACGGCCAAGCCGCGTGTCGGCGCCATGATGGCGGACTTTGCGGGCGCCCTGACGGCCGTCGCCGCGGTCTGGACCCACGGTGCCGAAAAGTATGAGGACGGCGGCTGGCGCACCGTAGAGGGCAAGCTGGAGCGGTATACCGACGCCATGCAGCGGCATCTGCTGTCCGAATTAGGCGGCGAGGCCGACGATCCCGGCAGCGCCCTGCCCCACGCGGCGCACACTGCCTGGAACGCCTTGTGCCGGCTGCAAATCATCCTAGAGGCAGCGCCGGCGGAACCAACACCGGGGGTAACGGTTCCGCCAGGCGAGGCGGGCGGGTTGGCGGTTTTCTGTCCTCCGTCAACCCGCGCCCGCTCGGGCCGCGATAATAATGACACGTGAAGAGGCGAACCGCTATGCAAACGAAGTTGCGGCCCAAGGCATCGGCAAATACTGGCGCACCAGCCCAGCGGTGCCGCCTGGAAGACGAGCCGCGGAACAGGCTTGCCTTCATGGCCGGGAAAAACAGCGCACGGGCCCGTATGCCGCGGGGACGATTGAGCATTATTTCTGGATGGATGGCAGGGTAGCGGAAATGGAGTGGCAGGGTGAGTGAAATAACCACCGTAAATTCATCGAAAGATGTAGCGAATTACGATCCTGACAAGGGTTTGAAGGCCATCGCCGTCGCCGAGGCAGCGGAGAAGTACTACGCACGCGCCAAGGACAGCACGGCGCTTGAAGCGGCTATTGTCGCCAAGCTGACGGGGCAGAGAGACTTTGTTATTTGGTGGGATGGGCAGGAAAAAGACAAGGGTGGGGGTGATGTAAGAAACACCGATAACAGACCGGTTATTGGTGTTAAGGCCGAAAAATTTGGCCTGGACCTTATGACGGTTTCGCGGTGGCGTTCCCGCCTCAAAAGCGAAACCAAATTTGCCGAACAACTTGAAAAAGCCCATGCACGCTGCATCAAGGTTTGCGAGACGCCGAGCGTTCTCTATCCCCGCGCCGTCAACAGCGGCAATAACGAGTGGTACACGCCAGAGAAATATATTAAGGCCGCACGCGATGTGATGGGCGCCATCGATCTCGATCCGGCCAGTAGCGATGTTGCGCAGGAAACGGTTCAAGCCGCCGAGCATTTCACCCCGGCGGATGATGGTTTAGCTCTGCCATGGCATGGCCGCGTTTGGCTGAACCCGCCATATGCTCAACCGCTGATAACTCATTTCGTTGAAAAGCTCACCAAGGAATGGGGTTCCGGGCATCTCACGGCGGCAATACTTCTCACCCATAATTATACCGATACGAAATGGTTTCACCTTGCGGCAAACTCCTGTTCCGCCATTTGTTTTACGCGTGGCCGAATCACGTTTCCCGATGCGAATGGCAATGTTTGTTCGCCGACACAAGGGCAAGCGTTCTTTTATTTTGGCAAGAACCCCGCGGCGTTCGCCGATAGATTTTCGTCAATCGGCGTTGTACTCGGCAGGATGCCGTGAACTTCGAGCAATCATTGAAATACGGGCAAATCGGCGAGGGTAAAATCGCCGCGTGGCTCAAGTCTTTGGGTAAATCGGTAATGCCCGTCTACGAAAAAGAGATTAACACCGGCAAAGGGCCGCAATTCTTTACTCCCATCCATAATTTTGCGGCGCCGGATATGCTTATTTTCCCCGACATAACTTGGGTGGAAGCGAAGCGAAAATCGGCCTTCACTTGGTTTCGCAACGGCAATCCTCCGAATTGGGAAACAGGCATCGACATAAACCATTACCGCGATTACCAAGACGTTATGGAAATATCCTCCGTCCCTGTTTGGCTCTTGTTTCTACATGAAAACAACAGGCCATCGGACAGTGACCTGGGTTGGGGATCCCCGCCGCATTGTCCCACGGGATTGTTCGGCCAGAGCCTTGAATATTTAACTAACAACGAAAGCCATATTTCAGATAATTGGGGCCGACACGGCATGGTTTATTGGAGTGTAGACAAGTTAAAAAAGCTGGCTGAAATAGAAGAACTTGAGAAAATTAATGGCTAAGTCATATCTCCGCTATCCCGACAACTGGATCGTCGGCACCCGCGAACTATCCTTGGATGAGCGCGGTGCCTACTGCGATCTTCTTGATCTGTACATTTCCAGGGACGGCATTCTGCCTGATGACAAGCGCAAACGGTCCTACGATCTGGCGTGCGACCCCAGGACATGGCGCCGCGTCAGGCAGTCCCTGATCGACGCCGGCAAGATCGAAATAGTCGATGGAAACATCGTCCCGACCAGCGCCCAAGCTACCCTTCAACAGTGCCACGACCGGAGCGAAAAGGCCCGCGTTGCAGCAGAGAACAGGTGGCGCAAAGCACGACTTAACCCCCCAGCTAAGGCCTTAGCTAAGGGGTTAAAGTTGAAGTTGGAACAGGAGAGTGACCAAGACAACCCATTGATATCTATAGAAACCACCGATGCTATCGCTATGCCTATTAAGACAAGACATAAGAATAAGAAAACCCCCCCTTCGGGGGGCCAAAAGAAAAGAGGAACGAGACTGCCGGAAGAATGGCAACCATCCGATACAGAATATCAGTTCGCATGTAATCTCATAGGAGCAACGAAAACCCATGACCAGATCAACAGGTTCAAAGACTACTGGGCTGGCAGTGTCGGGCGCGGTGGAACCAAACTCGACTGGCCGGCAACGTGGAGAAACTGGGTTCGGCGGTCAATCGAGTTTGACAACGCCGCCGGCAATAATGGACGAAAAAGTGCAAGCATCACTACCTCGATCCGTGACGCAATCGCTGGCGGAACAGACGGACAAGGACTACATGCTGACCGGATACATTTTGATGACAGCAATCCCAACCCAGGACCGCCAGGATGCGATAACGATCCTGGCCGCATCATTGATGCCGTTGCCTCGCGCCGAAGCGGTGAAGGAATTGACCCGCCTCAAGGTGATGACCAAGTCGAGGAACATGGAACAGGCGGAACTGTCGATGATGATGTCAGTCTATGCGGATGAGTTGTCACGCTTCCCTGCCGACATCGTGACCTATGTCTTGCGGTCCTACGCTGACACCAATATCTGGTTCCCGGCTTGGGCCGACCTGGCGACAGAACTGCGATGGCGAACGGACAAGCGGCAGTTCAAGCTGGATGCGCTGATGGCAGGGCCAGACCAAGTTGCCGGCAGCATCGCTGGTCACTTCAATGGTGTGATCTCAAATGCACTTAGAAAGGACTGAACGATGGGAAAGGCAAAAGATGCTGGCAAAGTGAAGGCGCCCTGCCCGCGCTGCGACGATACCGGCAAGGTGCCAGACTTTAGGACTAACGCGATGTTTCCAACGATGGTCACATGCAAATGCAAGAAGGAACAGGACGATGGCAGATAGATACAGACTAGCAGTGCCGCGGAAGGGCAAGGACGGCAAGACGTGGTGGACGAAAGTCGGCGTCATGTGGCCGATGAAAGGCAAGGACGGCTTCAGCATCACCATGGATGCATTGCCGTTGATGACCATGAATGATAGCGGCGAACTGGAATGCCGGATCGTGGTGTTCGATGACACCCAGGACTACCAGCCGGCCGACCATGTCCAGGCCAAGGGCAATGGTAATGGTAATGGCGCCAACGATCGGGCTGACGATCTTGGCGACGATATACCGTTCTGATGGAAACGTACATCTACATCATCGCCGCTGGCGTCGGACTGGTACTGATGCTGTGGGTGATCGAAGGGGGAAGGTGATGGTGGTGATGTGTGATGTAGATGTGTCGCCGCCATCGCCCGCGCAACCCCGGCACCGCGCCTTAGTTAGAAGCCTATGGTATCCTTCGAACTGTGGCCTAAATCCCTTGGTGACAGCCATTCTCTATGCATGGGTTGGCCTGTACCCATGCTCCTACCCACATCTGTCACGTTGGCTAACGTTCGACTGGCTGTTTGACAGGCTGGCATCGATCGGCTGTTTTCCCCAGGAATCTGGGGTTTTTTGTGGGGGGGGGGTCATATCGGACGGGTACCCCGCCGGCCGCGGCCCTTACTGGTATCGATAGGGAGCCTCATCCAATTGCGAGGCCAATTTTCAGAACCCGCCTTTGGGCCAACCTAATTGCAGGACCAATCTGACATGCAAGTGATGAACATCATTTCACTAGGCGCGGGCGTGCAATCGTCAACGATGGCACTGATGGCGGCGAAGGGGGAAATTACGCCTATGCCGGATGCGGCGATATTCGCGGATACGAAATGGGAGCCGACAGCGATTTACAGTCATTTAGATTGGTTGGAAACGCAACTGCCCTTTCCGGTTTACCGCGTTTCCAAGGGTGATATCCGCGCCGATTTATTGGCGGCAGTAAGCGGCGGCAGTAAGCGGTTCGCGAGCATCCCGTATTTTACGGAAAACGGCGGCATGGGGAGACGTCAATGCACAAAGGAATACAAAATTTACCCGATCCGCGACAAGGTTAAAGAACTGCTGAACCATCCAGCCGGGAAGCGCATTCCCAAAGGTGCCGCGCAAATGTGGATCGGGATTTCAACCGATGAAGCACAGCGAATGAAACCGTCGAATATTGGTTACATCGAAAATATATGGCCGCTAATTGACGCCGGTATATCGCGCCGGGACTGCGTCAAATGGTTCTCGGAGAACTACCCCGGCCGCGCGCTGGCTAAGAGCGCGTGTATTGGTTGCCCATACCATAATGACGCCATGTGGCGTGACATGAAAATGAACGACCCCGACAGCTTTGCTGACGCGGTGGACGCGGACAACGGGATGCGGAACGGGATGCGGAACAAGGAATTTATGCATCGTAGCCTAAAGCCTCTCGGCGAAGTGGATTTCCGCAACCTAGAGGACAAAGGGCAGATCAACCTATTCGGCAACGAATGCGCTGGGATTTGCGGCGTATGACAGACATGCGCCTTGTAATCCTAGAAAGCCCATATGCGGGCGATGTTGATGCGAACGCGGCCTATGCCCGTGCTTGTGTCAGGGACGCCTTGCAGCGTGGCGAGGCGCCCCTTGCCAGCCATTTGCTTTACACCCAGCCGGGGATATTGGATGACGCCGTTCCTGCCGATAGGCGCCTTGGCATCGACGCCGGCTTGGCATGGCTGGGCGTTGCTGAAGCGGCGGTTGTTTACACTGACCGGGGGGTATCGAATGGGATGGTTTTCGGCATCGCCGCTGCTGACCAGGCTGGAGTCCCTGTGGAATACAGGAGCATTGCTTGGCCTATTTTTTGATCCTCACTGTCGGCAATATCATCATCACCGCTGCGCTGGTTGGCGTGTTGGTGGCGTGGTTCTTGGCGGTGCGGCGGGAGTTGCTGGGGTGATTAAACCCGTCACCGTCGGCGATGCGGGCTGGGATCGTATTTTTGGCAACAAGGAAAAACAGGATGGCGAAGCCACGCAAGAAGAAATCTGCACAGACGTTTGACCACGGTACCGCTGAGGCGCGGGGGCATGGTGATTACGTTGAGGATCAGACGGCCGTTGCCGGCGCAACGCGGGTACGGAATACGACGGCGGATGCGCTGATGATGTATTGGCGCCGGCACTCGATTTCCGATCGGCAGTACCGTGCCGGCGATATGTTCCAGCAAGATTTTTGGCGGGCTGGAATCGGGCCGCGCTATGCGACGATGAACATGGACGCCGTGCGGGTTGACAAGTCTGCCGGCGATAATGAAGCGGTGCATGTTGCACGGTCACGGATATATGCGGCCGTACAGGAAGTCGGCAAGCCTCTCGGTGCGCTGCTGGTGCATGTGCTGGGGCATGGTCATACGGCGGGTTCCTGGACCGGCGTCGAGGGTGCCGGCCGGCCGGATCGTGACGGCATGGTGGCGTTGCGGCTGGCGCTGGAAAGTCTGGCGGATTATTACCGGATGGCGGAATAGTATTTTTTCTTGACCCCAACCATCATTATACTGTAAAGAGGGTTGAGGGTGGGTTTTGACGGCCCGCCTCTCTCCGTTAGACACCGCCAATTGGAACTTCTCCCTGGAAAGATTGGCACAAACTAAGGATCGCCGCCGCCGCGCCGGTCCATTTTTTTTGCAAGGTGCAAACATTGGCGCGAAACGTCCCTGTCCTGGCGGAAGACGAAAACAAACGCCAGACGATTCTCGATACGCTGGCGAACGGCGGCACCCTACTCCAGGCATGCGCCGACATTGGTCTGAACCGGTCGGCCGTACTTCGCTTCCGGCAGAAGGATGAAGCCTTTGATGACCTATACCGCGCCGCGTGGGTCATGGGCATCGAAATAAAAATGGAAGAAAGCGAAATCAAATTGCGGGCGGCGACTACCCGCGACGAAATTATGGCGGCTGATAAGCAGATGCGGCACGACGAATGGTCGGCCGAAAAACTTCTGCCGCATTATCAGCCGCGTCAAAAGCTCGAGGTATCACACGAAGGCCCGATGGTCATCGGCTGGGATACCGGGCCGAGTTCCTGCCCGAAATGCGGATGGAACATGGATGCGGTAAACGAAAACATACAGGTGATAGATCATGTTGATGCCGAAATCGACCAGCGGGCCCGCGCCCAAGAAGAAGGCGAAGGCAAAAAAGGAAACGGAGTTCACGGGCCGTCCTAAAGACAAGGGCCGTTCGCCGGAAGAGATCGCCGCCCGCAAGGCGCAGGTTGACAGCTATGAACGTGGTGCCAAACGCGCTAACGGTTGACGAAGCCGCCGACCTGGCGGCGACGGTCCAGTACAAGATATTCAGCCACAAGGTTATCGACCGGCTGGTCGGGCATATCCGCGAGGTATTCCCGGATGTATCCACAAGCGACCCGGCCTACTGCCGGGTGGAACAGAAATCCATCGGTCATCCCTGGCACATCGATACCGGCAACAAAGGCCACATGGCGTGGTGCCGGGTTTCGGCGCGGGTGCTGTTGACAGACCCGGCCAGGGACTTCACCGGTGGCGGCTTTTATTTTCGCGAAGACCCCGACAACCCGATATTCGGATACCGGGATTTGCAGTTTTTTCGCGCTGATAGGGCGCATTCGGTTGCCAGCCACAAGGGCGACCGGCGGGTGCTTCTGATGTTCCTGGGCGAGAGCGGGGAGAGCGATGGCTAGGAAAGCGGCGCCGCAAGCGATCATCATTCCGTACCGGCCGCGCCCGTTCCAGGCGGTGTTCCATGAGAACGCCAAGCGGTTCAATGTGGCGGTTTGCCATCGCCGATTCGGCAAGACCGCGATGGCGGTCAACTGGCTGTTGCAAGGCATACTGACCTGCCCCAACAAGAACGCGCAGGGCGCCTATATCGCGCCGACCTACAGCGCCGCCAAGAGAATTGCGTGGACGATGTTCCGCGAATACGCCGGCGTCATCCCCGGCGTGAATTTCAATGAGGCCGAACTCCGCATCGACCTGCCGGATGGAAAGCGCATCTGGTTGCTGGGCGCCGAGAACCCTGACGCCCTGCGCGGCATGCGCCTCGATGCTGCCGTACTCGATGAATTTGCCGACATGAATGCGCGGCTCTACCCCGAGATCATCCGGCCGGCCCTGTCGGACTTTGGAACAGGGGCGTGCCTCTGGATCGGAACGCCGAGGGGCGAAAACCAGTTCAAGGACATCTACGAACACGCCATTTTGCAGGTGGAAAAGGGCGCCCCCGATTGGTTCGCCATGCGGATGCCGGCGTCGGAGACGAACGTCCTGCCAGCCGCGGAACTGGAAGATGCGCGGGCCACCATGGACCCCTCGCAATTCGCCCAGGAATACGAAGTAAGCTGGTCGGCCGCACTGGTCGGCGCATACTACGCCGACGCCCTGGACCGGGCCGACGCCAACGACCAGATCGGCAACGTGCCGTGGGAACCCAACCTTGAGGTGAACACCGCCTGGGATTTGGGCGTCGCGGATTCGACAGTAATAATTTTTTTCCAGACTCACCGGAACGAGATACGGATCATCGACTCCTACGACAGCAGCGGCGAAGGGCTGCACCACTACGTCAAGACGCTACGGGAGCGCCCCTATACCTACGGTCGTCACTATTTCCCGCACGATGTTTTGGTGCGCGAATTGGGTTCCGGTTCGTCCCGATACGAAATGCTGCAAGCCATGAAGGTCAGGCCGACCGTCGTGGCAAAGCTGACGGTGATGGACGGCATCGAGGCGGTGCGGGGAACGATACCGCGCTGCTACTTCGACCGTGGAAACGCGGCACCGCTGCTGAAGGCGCTGCGCCACTACCACCGCACCATGAATGACCGCACCGGCGAATGGAACAGCCGGCCCAACCATGACTGGTCGAGCCACTTCGCCGACGCATTTCGTTATCTTGCCGTGGGGTTGCGAGACGGCGACGAGAATGCCGACATCGCCCAGATGGCGAAGACCGGATTAATGATGGATGGACGCCCCGTAATCGACAGCGGCGATGGCGCGTTCGGTTGAGATAGTCCCGGCCGCATACGCCGACGTTGTCTATGTGGCGCGGCGCATGCGGCAGCTGGACGCCGAGGAAATTTATCCGCACTGGTGGAACCCGACGCCGGAAAACCTGGCGGCGGCTAGTTGCCAGTCGAAAATTAAATTTGTCGCCTTGCTCGCCGGCCAACCCGTTGTCGCCTTCGGTGGCACCGAGAGGTTCCCGAAAGTATGGTCGGTCTGGATGTTCGCCACTGACCAGTGGATCAAGGTGGCGCTATCGGTCACCAAATTCGTGCGCCGCCAAATGATGGTTGAGATCAACCGTTATGAGCCGGTGCGCCTGGATTGCTGGTCGATGGATGGTCACGACACGGCCCATCACTGGCTAGAAGCATTTGGTTTTAAGCGAGAGGCAACGGTCGAAGACTATTCGTCGGCCGGCAAGACTTACCATTGTTATTCGATAACGAGTTCTAGATTGGAGCGTGAAGATGTGCTTTTTCTCGGCGCCGGCAATTCCCCCGCCCCCGCCCATGCCGCTGCCGCCGCCGCCGCCGTCAGCGTCTGATCCAGAGGCCGGCAAGCGTGGCGATGCCCGCCGTCGCCGTGCCGCTCTCGCCAAGGGCCGCGCCTCAACCATAATGACGGGCCCGCTCGGTGTCACCACCAAAGCCCGCGTCGGCAAGAGAGTGCTGGGATAATGTGCTGGGGTGGTGGTGGCGACGGCGACGGCGGTGCCGATCTCGGCGTCTACACGGAAGAGAATGTTCCATATAACGAGCCGCCGGACCCGCCATCAATCAATACGGCCGACTTTAGTTTGGACTTTAGTTTGCCAGAAGACCCACCAAGCGCCCCTCCGGGTTGGCAAGAGTCCTATGGCTACACCAAAGATACAGGTGGGCTACCCGGCCACGCGGGTTTCGCACCGGAATCGTTTGGCGAATTTGTTGGCGATATCGGCGCTGGAATAGCAAGCGGCCGCACGTCGGTTGGCATCAGTCCCGGCGGCTTGGGATCGGCCATTGTCGGCGCATTGCTCGGCTCTGGTATCGGAACGCCGCTGGGCCTTGGCATTACCGCCGCTGGTTGGGCCGCAGATAAACTCACGGGAGCGCCCGACATCGCCAACATCAATGTGAAGGGTGATGTCGGCGGCGTTCTCGGCTCTAAGCTCGGCAGCGGCGGCACATTGGGCGGTCGGTGATGTGCGTCCCGAATATTTTAAACCAGCATAAGGCAATCAGCAGAAACGCCGGCGCACTCGGCGCCCGTGTCGCCAAGGCCCAGCGGCTGGCGCAATCGACCGTGGGCGGCGGCACACCACCGCCCAGCATCCTTGACAGTCTGCTGCCCGCCGTCACGCATCCCGGCCTGTCAAATACCAAATTGATAAATTGGCCGAGTGACCATCGGCGCCACTTGGCACAGATAAAACAATTCACATCGCTCGGCGTTTAGGAAACACAGATGATCAACTCGACCGATACCGACGAAATCTTCCGCCGCTTCGAAGAAATGAAGCGCCTTCGGTCGAACTTTGAGTCACACTGGCAGGAGATCGCGGAACGAATCCTGACGCGCTCGGCCGAGTTTACCGGCGAACGGTCGGCCGGCGACAAGCGTACCGCATTGCAATATGACGCATCGGCGGCGCTGGCCCTGGAGAGGTTCGCCGCGGCCGTGGAAAGCTTGCTGACGCCACGCGGCGCCCGCTGGCATACGCTGCGCGCATCCAACCCCTACATCGATCAAGACGATGATGCCCGCCTGTGGTTCGACGCCGTCGAGGACATCCTGTTCCGCTGGCGCGGCCGGCCCAAGGCAAACTTCGCCAGCCAGATGCACGAAGGCTATATGTCTCTCGGCGCCTTCGGCAACGGCATCCTGTTCGTGGATGAAGATGCCGCCGCCGGCATGCGCTACCGCAACATCCATCTGATGAACTGTTTCCTCGCAGAAGATGAAATGGGAAACATCGACACGGTTTTCCGTATTCTCGACCTTGCCGCCCGCCAGGTCATGCGGATGTTCGAAGACGGCGACCTGTCCACCGCCATGCGGGCCAAGATCGACAAGGAACCGGACGCCCGCGTCAAGCTGTTGCATGTGGTGATGCCGCGTACCGACCGCGACCCCGTCAGGAAAGACAAGCAAAATCTGCCGTGGTTCTCGGCCTACTATGAGATCGATGCCCAGCACAAGATCGAAGAGGGCGGCTTCTCAGAACTGCCCTACATCCCCAGCCGATATGTCACCGGCGCGTCGAGCGAGGTTTATGGACGGTCGCCGGCGATGACGGTTTTGCCCGACATCAAGATGCTCAACGAAATGAGTAAAACCGTAATCCGCGCCGGCCAGAAGGTGGTCGATCCCCCACTATTGATTGCCGACGATGGCGTCCTGCTCCCGGTCAATTCAAAACCGGGCGGGTCCACCTTTGCGCGGTTGGACGGCCGCTCCCAAGCTCCTGTGCAGCCGTTGTTTACCGGCGCGAGGGTGGACATCGGCTTGGACCTGATGGAACAGCGGCGCCGTGTAATCAACGATGCCTTCCTCGTAACCCTGTTCCAGATACTGGTCGAGACACCTTCGATGACCGCCACGGAAGTGTTGTCCCGCGCCCAGGAAAAGGGCGCCCTACTAGCCCCCACGGTCGGTCGCCAACAGGCAGAGACACTAGGACCGCTTGTCCAGCGCGAACTGGCGATCCTGCAACGGCAGCAACTCCTGCCGCCGATGCCCGACATCATGATCGAGGCGCAGGGCGAGTACGACATCGAATACACATCGCCGTTGTCCCGCGCCATGAAGGCGGAAGAGGGCGTGGCGATACTGCGAACCCTGGAAATGGTGCAGCCCATCGCCGCGATGGACCCCAGCGTCATGGACAATTTCGACAACGACCAGATCGTCCGCATCCTGGCCGACACCAACGGCACGCCGATGAAAATTATGAAGCGCAAGGACGAGATCGCGGCAGTCCGCCAAGCCCGCCAACAAAACGAACAGATGGCGGCGATGGTGCAGGGCGCACCGCAAGCGGCCGACGCCGCGCTCAAGGTATCGCAGATCGCATCGGCGGCGCAGGTGCCGCCACAGATATAGGAGTTTCCAATGCCGGTGGTCTCCAAGAAACATTATCCCTATACGCCCACCGGGAAGGCCAAGGCACGCGCCGCCGCCAAGCGTTCCGGCAAGAAAATGACTTATGGAAAGAAGAAAAAGAAATAACTCGGCATGACGCAAGCCAAGGTTCAGCAGGAAATCTTGCAGTGCTACCGCAATGTTTTCCTCAACACGCCTGACGGGCGCGTCATTCTCAACGACCTGATGAAGGCCAGCGGTTTGTTCCAGATCAATGGGGTGACCGATAGCGACGAACTGCAACATCGCACCGGCTCGATGGACATGGTGCGCCGCATCATTTCGATCCTGGCCCTGGACGAAGACAAAATTATCAACATGACACTTAACTTGGACGAAGGAGACAATGACGATGGCTGACGAAGGGTCCGCATTGGCGGGTAACCCGGAAGACATACCGGGTGGGGATGGCGGCGACGGCGCAAGCTGGGCCGGCAACGAGTATCAGGATTTGATCACGGCAAAGGGCTGGGGCGGCGTCGATGACGCGCTCAAAAGCTATGTGAATTTGGAAAGCACCGTGGGCGGCGACAAGATCACGCTGCCCGTCGATGGCGCCGACATCGCGGAATGGGACGGCTGGGAAAAACTGGGCGTCCCGGCGGAAGCCACCGACTACAAGATGGATGCACCGCAAGGATACAACGGCTACGACACAGGTCTGGCCGATGACATGCGCGTCATGTTTCACGATGCGAAGCTACAGCCGTGGCAGGTCGAAAAATTGCACGATGGTTTCGTCGAGCGGGCCATGGGGCAAACCCAGAATGCCATTAAGGACAGCGAAACCAAGCTGTCCGAATGGGATACCGAAATCAAGGCCAAGTATGGCACCGCCTACGATGAGCGCATCGCCGCCGGCAACCAGGCGGTCGCGCAGTTTGGCGGCGACGATCTGAAACAATGGCTGGTCGATACCGGCGCCGGCCGCAACCCGGTCGTGATCGATGCCTTTGTCCGCGCCGGCATGGCGCTCGGCCAATCGGGGCAATTCAAGGACGGCGCCCCGGCCGGATTCGGCACAACGCCGCAAGACGCCAAGGACCAGATCGCAACGCTCCGCGCCAACCCGGCGCTGATCGACAAGGCACATCCCGAATACGGTGTGCTAAATGAGAAATTAGAACAACTCCACAAAGCCGCCTTTGGCGAGGATGTGGTTCTGACAGTCGGACAACCCTAACCGGCCCGGCGAGACAGCGGGGATAGACCCGCCGCCCACCCAGCGCATGGGCAGATGGGTCCGCATAGCGGGCAACCCGCCGACAACCTCAAAACTTAACCCTCTAGCTGAAAGGATAGACACATGTCTGTTCAAATTACCACAGCTATGGTCGAGCAGTATGCTGGCAATGTTGCCCATCTCTCTCAACAGAAAGGCTCCCGCTTGCGGAATGCCGTTCGCGTTGAAACCGTGGTGGGCAAGAATGCCTTTTTTGAGCAAATCGGTAGATAACACTGCCTAGCCAGATGGCGACATCCGGCTGAAACCTTGTCAAATTCGGGGAAGGCTTTGAAATGCTAATCCCGAGCGAAGCCCCAGCAATGGGGAACGTGTAGAGACTTGACGGCAAGCATCTCTAGTAGATGAAGAGAAAGTCCAGCGCACAAAGCCCGAGAGGGTGGCGGCGAAAGCCGTAGTGTGATGAGTACCGCCGCTCGGAAACGTACTTCTCGCCATTCTGACACACCGAGAATGGATACGCCCCATGCAAGACGGCGCGTTTCCATGGTCGATTATGATTGGGCAGACCTCATCGACGATGAGGATCGCGTCCGTTTATTGATCGACCCCACCGGACCCTATGCCCAGGCGGCAGCGTTCGCCATGGGTCGCGCCATCGATGATGCGATTATCGATGCCGCGGACGGCACTGCCTACACGGGCGTGGCCGGCGGAACGTCCACCAGCTATGACAGCAACATGACTGTCGATGTACAGGTTGGTATCAGCCCCGCGGCTGACACCGGTTTGAACATCGGCAAGCTTCGCGCTGCCAAGCAGAACCTTGACGCGAACGATGTCGATCCTGACATTGATCGTTTCATGGTGATAAACGCCAAGCAGCTTCAGAACTTGTTAGCCATAACCGAACTCACTAGCTCCGACTACAACACGGTCAAAGCTTTGGTCCAAGGTGAGGTTGACACGTTTTTGGGATTCAAATTCATCCGCACAGAGCGGATCGAAGTTGATTCCAATTCGGATCACAAAGTTCTCTACTTTGCGGCCGATGGAATGTTGCTCGGCCTCGCCGCCCAACCGACGATCAAGATTTCGGAACGGGCTGATAAGAACCACGCAACCCAGGTCTTTGCATCGATGTCAATTGGCTCTACTCGCATGGAGGAAGAGAAAGTTGGATACATCGAATGTGACCCGACCTAACGGAGGATTTTGAAATGGCTGTTACCACAGAAAAATCCAACGAATACACCAACGCTACGGCAACGCCGGTCGTGAATAATGCGACCACGGAAGAGCATGGGCGGGTGCGGGTGATGTTTTTCACCCACGCCAACTCTGGCGCCGGCGATGCGACTTCAAGCGTAGCATTGGGCAAGCTGCCACCTGGCCGCGTGCGTATTCTCGGGCATCTTTCCAGAGCCTATGTGAACTGGACAACCTCGTCCGCCACATTGGACCTTGGTTGGGATGCATATACTGATCTCAGCGGGACGGCTGTCGCCGCTGATCCAGACGGGTTAATCAACGGCTTGAGTGTCGATACCGTTGGCTTTTTCACCCTTGAGGGTGCCATCGCGGCAAACCTTCTGACGGGTGGAACGTATGTCTTCGAAAGCAAGGATGGCGTTGTCATCCGCGCCACCTCGCAAGACACTGCGATTGGCAGCGGCGACGATATCGATGGCTGCATCTACTACGTTCTGGACTAACCGACACCCATGTGGGAGGGGGCAACATCCCTCTCCCACAACTTTTTTTGTGAGGACGCATGACCGATAGCTCTACATTCGTCTCAATTTCAAACCGCGCCCTGACGTGGCTCGGCGCAGAGCCAATCACTGACCTCACTGACAACACCAAAGAGGGCCGCGCCTGTAACCGAATTTATCAGCAGTCCCGCGACCAGGCGTTGCGTGACCATCCCTGGAATTTTGCGCTCAAGCGGGTGGCCGTCGCCGCCGACACCACGGCGCCGATATGGAAATATGCCAACGCCTATAGCTGGCCGAGTGGATGCCTACGCATCATCGAGGTGGACACATTGGAAGAATGGGTGGTCGAGGGCCGCAAAATTCTCACCGACCAAGCGGCGCCATTGAACATTTTATATATTGACACGGTGGAAGACCCGACGCTTTTCGATGCGATGTTTGTCGAAGCCTACGCCGCCCGCATCGCCGCCGACCTGGCGTTCGATCTTACGGCCAACGGTACGGTTGTCGCCAATGCCCAGCAGTTGTACACCACGCGGCTGGCGGCGGCGCGTCTGGTGGACGCCCAGGAAGCCTTGAGCGCCGATGAGACCGACTGGCTTGAGGCCCGCAACTAGCATGGCCCG